TCTTGGCCGCCTGCAGCGCCTCGATCTCGGCGGCTTGCGCTTGGATGAGCGTGGCCGCCTTTTCGCATGCGCGCATCAGCGCCAGCATGTTTGGGACGCGGTGCGGTTGATTGAGCATGCGCACCAGCTCTTTGGTTTCGTCGTTCATGTGATCCTCCGGTGTTAAGTCACAGTTAACTCTACACCAGATATTGCTTGAAGATCAACGATGCGAGCTATATCGTGGATCTGCGGGCGCCTTTCGCACCTCCCTGACCGCGCCCGCTATGCTTCGACCTCCCAACTCCCCGCGCTTCGGCGTGGGGATTTTTTTTGCGCACCCGTTCACTTTTGCTGTTGCAGGTGTGTTAACTGCGTGTTAACAATGGGGTGTAAGCAAGAGGAGATACACACATGACCACCGCACAGCAACTTCGCACCACCGCCGCCGCCCACGAAGCAGAAGCCGTTGCATCGTTTGAGCGCTGCGACACTGATGGCTTTTTGAGCCAGTGGGCACACCGCATGAGCGCCGAATTGGACCTCGCCAAGGCCGAGATCATCGAGAACGGCGGCAAGTCGGTGTTCGTCGGCCTGTATCAGGGTGACCGCCGCGTAATGGCCAAGCAGATCACCACCAAGTTTGGCACAAGCTGGCTGTTGCACGAAAGCGAAGAGGCCCTGATCGCTGTGCGCGGCAAGCCTTTTTTGCCCACAGGCCCAAACAGCCGCGTGCTGGCATCTCTGGGGCTGTCTGAGCGTAATGAGGAAGCCACTGCTTACGCACACATTTCTGGCAGCGGCACAGGGCTTTCTGGTTGCGCAACCGCGTTTGTTGCAACGCGCCGCGCAGGCGACAAGTGGGGCCAAGACGCAGTCCTGATTTAACACCAACAGGGGGCTTCGGCCCCCACCCTACACAGAGGAGATACACATATGACCATCACGCCAGTTCAAGCCGCAAACCTTGCCCATCGTTTTTCTGACGTTATGCGCATGGTTCGAGAAAAATCCGCTTTCCACCTGCCCGTTGATACATCGCCCCGCGCTGCGCTTGAGGGCTATTTGCAAGCATGCAAGGTCTGCGGTGTGCATATGCACAACGAACACTGGGAAGAGGAGGCCGAGGCTGTGGTCGAAGAACTGACCGCCAAACGCCGCGCCGCGTGGGCAAGGTTGCTACGTGGCGCATAACCAACTGGGGGCTTCGGCCCCCACCATACACACTGGAGATACACACATGACCAAAGAAGAAATGATTATCCTGTATCAAAACATGATACGCCAATACGAGCGCAACAACGATGACCTAATCGCACGCTACGGCACAGGTGTCCGCCCGAGCTGGGTATCAGAAGATCTGGCGATCACCGGCCACCACATCATGCGCTACAAGAAAAAGATTGCAGAGCTGGAGGCCCAGACCGATGCGTGATTTCATCTGCGATCTTATCGGAGTTATCAGCCTGTTCGCCACAATGTATATACTGCTGTTTATACCGCTGGTGTATACATGACATACCTCACTATGCTCGTATTCATCGCCAACATAAACGGCAACGAAGACATGCCGTTTCCAATCCCATTCATCACAGAGGAAAGCTGCGAACAGGCACTGCGCGCAGCCACTGACCTGTATGATGTATTCAGCCAAGACTGGGATGAAACACTCGTTGGCTGCGTTAAAACAGATGTAGTAACCGGATACACAATTAGACCGAAAGCAAGACCATGGAACAATCAATGAACTATGAACCCCAAATAGAGCAGCTGACCATCGTAAACATCATCCCCACCGGCACAGGCTTTGGCGTGACGCGTGAAGGCACCAGCGTATTCGTTCCGCCACGCGTCGTGCAGGCGGCAAGTGCGGAGATTGGCGACGTATTCTCCGCAAGCCTCGTCCCCAACGATTACAACCCGTCGGGTCGCACGCCGTTCATGGCTGTGCGATTGGAACGCGACGCGCAGCAGCCGGTGCAGCTGGACCAGCCTGACCATAATACGCAGAAGCAGATCATCTTGGACTTTCTACAGGGCGGCCCAGCGTCTAGCGCAGAGATCGGCGAAGAACTTGGCACCGATGCGATCGGCGCCAGTGGCATCCTGAAATCCATGTGGGAAAAGGGCGAGGTCGCCAAGGCCAGCGTATACGCTCGGGCAGATCAGAAGCGTGCGACGTATGTGCTGTGGGCTTTGACCGCTGACGACTTTATCGAGGTGGACAATGGCTAAGATATGGACGGACAAAGAAGAGCAGCGGCTGCAGCAGATGGTCGATCAGGGCTTTCTGCAGACTGAAATAGCAGAATACCTTGGCCGGTCACTTGGCAGCATATCCAGCAAGGTGAAGAAGATGCGCATGCTCGAAAAGTATGGGCCAAAGAAACCACGCAAGCGGCGCAATTCGTGGACAGATGAAGAGGTGGCCAAGCTGATTGAAATGTTCGAGGATGGCATTTCAACCAAGAAGATCTCCGAGGTGCTAGGGCGCGGCTGGCCTGCCACGCGCACCAAGCTGACCCTGCTGCGCGAGGAAGGCTACAAGATCAAGCGGCGACGTTTGAACCACCGCCAGAAAGCACAGAACGCCCGCAAGCACCACGGTGTGAATATTGGGCATATTTCACTGTCCCTATTTGACGACGCAGCAAACGTGACCGAGGATGCGGCTGACTGGATTGTGCAAAAGACGGCGGCCATGGGCTACAAGTCTGTCGCCGAGTATTTGATCGATATAGCCTTGGAGCAATATTACGAGGAGACAGCCGATGGCCGATAATCTGCGCGAAACTCTGCTGGCATACTTTGCCATCGTGCCATCAGCCTGCGCCGACATGGCCGCCAGCGATCTTGGCCTCGGCCAGCGCGAGGTGCAGGACATGCTGCATAAGCTGGACGATGAAGGCGACCTGCTGATGAAAAACGGCTGGTATCGCTTGAGCGAGAGGGCGAAGAAAGATGTCAAATGAAAGCGCGTTCATTCTAAAGCAGTGGCCCGGCAACAAGCGCCGCGAGGTTAAGCCAAGCGACCTGCAGAATTTCAGCCTGCACTACCGCAAAGATATTCCGGTGACGCTGGCAAAGGCGCCACCATGGGAGAAAGAAGATGAAACGCAACACGATGAATGATTTTCAGCGCAAGCAACGCAAGCCGGTCACGATACGCGGCGTGACGTTTATGAGCCAGTCAGATGCAGCCAGACATTTTGGCGTGAAAAAGCACACTGTATGCGCAGCGGTTGCGCGCGGCACGCAAGACAACATCGGGATGGGGACTGGATACAAGGAGAAAGCAGATGCCACACGGGCAGGGTGAATATCAGCGCATGGTCAGCAAGCCGGTGACGATACGCGGCGTGACCTACGGCAGCATTGGCGAGGCGTCCAGAACGCTTGATGTCTCGCACACCAACATCACGAAGGCCATGCAACGCGGCACGCTGGATTTTGTCGGCCTGCGCGCGCCGCACAACCGCCGTCCAGTGACGTTGGATGGCGTCTGGTATCCTAGCCTGCAGCGGGCTTCGATTGGCAGCGGCATTGGGCTAAAGCGCCTGCGCCGGATGCTTAACAGTGATGACACAAGAGCGGAGTGGGCTGATGGCAATTAAGTTAACCGCAGACGAGGCGTGGACTGTGTATTGCGCGATGGATGACGCGCTGCGCAACCGCCGCAACGGAATGGGGTCGAAGCACGACATTCGGCTGACGGAAGATGAACACTTGAAGCTGCAGGGTCGCTACCTGCGCGCTGCTTTGGTGCTGGAGCGGATTGAAGGAGAGAAGTGATGAGTGATGACGAGATCGACATCACGCAGCGACTGCGGAACCTCGCCAGAAAAATACAGAACCACAAATGGCGAATGCTGATCCTGAGCGCGGCGCATGAGGTTGCGCGGCTTAGGTCAGAGGTCAATAAATTGAAAGGAAAGAAGTGATGGCTGAAGAACCCTTCTACATCGTGATGAAGCACATCGAGGAGCATGAGAACGGCGATGCTACCTACACCTTCGACATGTCGGACAAGGTAGCACAGTCGGTGATCGAAGAGGGCCTGAAGCTTTTGATGTATTGCGGCATAAACAAAGTAGACATTCAGGATGTGTATGACTGGATACTCAGTCAGACTGATGTGGCTACATCGTAATATCGCCGCCTAGTTCCTTCTTTAACAACCGCAGGTCGTTCGCTTGGGCGGCCTGCGTAAACTCGCGGGAAGGCATGGATACCTCTTTGCGATCACGCCAGATGCTGCCGGGGAATATGCGCATCAGGCCAATGTCCAACGCAACAAAGCAGTAGTATTCCGCAAGCAGCGTCACACGGGGCCGCTGGAACCTGTAGCCGCCACATTTTCGCTTGCGCTCTGTGCCTGTCTTCACTTCGACGCACGTCAGCTTGCCGTCGCCCGCATGGACAACCAGATCAAACGCCCCGTCAACTCTGCTGGCCTCCAGACCGGCGGCCTCTAACAGGTAGCAGGCCAGAAACTCACCAGCCCGCCCGTGGCGTATATTGATCGTGCGGGCCATTACTCGTGATAGTGCCTGTAACTTGTCTGGCAGTGGTCACGGCCAAACACTCGCACCCACGCCCTCCAGAAGCGGTTGTCACCATGCAACCGCCATGCACGAGAGCAAAGGCTCTCAGATGTATCACGGAATGATACATCATGCACGATGCGGCTGGTTGACTGGATCATTGACACAAGGCTTGCCATTTTTCGTTTGCCGCCACTGTGTCTGTCAAAAACTGCCTGTCGTTCTTGGCCAACCATGCCAGCGTTTCCTCACTGAAATATAACGGCGAGGCGATGTCGCAGTAATTACTGACCACTATCTTTCCGCACCCACTGACTGGCGCGATCAACAAAAGCAGTGTCATCAAGTGAGCGTATTTCATCTTCCACATCCTTCGCAGTCTTCACTGCATCCAGCCTAGCCTCGTTGGCGTCGGCTTTGACGGCATCGGCCCCGTCGCGTCTTCCGCTCCAGTAAATGCCGAGCAACGCCAGAACGAAAGCAACTACGCCAATGGCGTATAGTTTCAGCTTTGCGAACACGGCTCAACGCCACCCAGCGGCAAACGCTTTCAGCCGCTCACGCATGATAAACAGCGCCAGCAGCGCGATCAGGATGCAGCCGACCAGCGCCACCACTTGGGCAGTCCCTGAGAGCGCATTTAACGCCCCTACAGCGCCACCTACAGCCGATGCACCCTGAACGACAGACGCCTGAACAGTGCGGCTTTGTGCGGGCGTAGAACGGCTCTGAGCGCCAACTACGCCGCTGATCTCAGCGGCAGGCTTGCGCGCATACCAAGCAGGGGCGTTAAAGCACGGGCAGGCCTTGGCGGCCCACTGATTATGACCGCTGATCTTGGTGATGGTCGGATACTCACGCTTCAAGCCAGCAATCAGCGTGCGCAGCGCATTGGCCTGTGCCTGCGTAAAGTTGTCTTCAAATTTATCGTTTGCCGTGCCGCCCTTGCCACCGATCAAGCATACCCCGACACTGTTGGCATTGTGGCCCTTGGTGTGCGCACCGACTTTCTCAATCGGCCTGCCCAGCGCAATCGTGCCATCACGGTCGATGATGTGAGAGTAGCCGATGTCAGACCAGCCGCGTTCTTTGACATGCCAGCGGCGGATTTCGTTGACCTTGTCTTGAGTTGTCGCGCCCGGCAGCCAGTTCGGCGGCGTTGCAGCGCAGTGGATGATGATTTCGTCTAGGTGTCTCATTACCACTTCCCTTGAGATTTCCCGATAAAGTATATCACAAAGGCCAACCCAGCAAAACCGCACAGCACAATCACCGCCGTGACAAACCAAAAGATCAAAGCGTCTTTGATTTCTTCTTTGCGGTATTGGTTTTTCTGACGCTCGGCTTTTACTTTGCGAAGCGTGTCTTTGTATTCGTCCAGACCTTTTTGGCCGTAAGTGTAGCTAATCAACGTCTCAACATCGCGGCGCATCTGCTGCAATTTCTTCTGCGCAGCAAATATCTGGATGGCCTCTTCTTCAGCCGACCCAGTTAGCGTTTTCCAGATTGTCGGTGATTTAGCCTTTTCGGCAGCACGATTAACGTCAGACACAGCGCCAGCAAACTTTGCCAGCGCGCCGCCAATCTCTTGTCCATCGTTAAGTAGTTTCTTGATCTGCCCGACAGCCGCTGTCGCTACAGACAAGGCTGTAATCGGGTCAATCATGTCAGCCTCTCATCTTCAGCGCAAAATACGCCACCACAGAAGATGCAATGATCCAAAACAGGCGCTCAGCAAACCGCAGCATCTGGCCGTTGGTGCTGGTAGACTTTTCAAGGTGGCCGACGCGCTTGCCGATTTCACGCTGTGTTTCGTCATAGCTATCCATACGCTTGAACAGCGTAATCATGCGCTCTTCCATGCGAGCCAACGAAACTACAGCATCAGACAGCGTGTCCAACTTCTTCTCAATGCGCTCAAGTCGCTGATCTTCGGCCATCTATTACGCGCCCTGCATGTAGATTTTCAAGTTGCGCAATAATACCACGCAACAGCGCAACAAACAAACCGCTTGCGCACCCATCGGAATGCGTGTTAACAATCCGTTACCAATGGAGGAACACATGGCAGACGAACTCAAGCAAATCGGGCCGCGCATCCGCGACGATGTCTACCAAGCCCTTGTGCTATACAGCACAAAGACGCGGCAAAGCCAGTCGGTGATTGTCGAGCAGGCGCTGGTAAACGTGTTGCGGGAGGCTGGCTATGACATCCAAGATTACTATCGGCATTGATTGCGGATACCGCACAGGAGGCGTGGCTCTGATCGGCGACGACTGGGCCGAGGTTCACGACCTGCCAGTATACGACGAGGGCGGCGTTGACGTGATCTCGCTGATGGACATCATCACCAGCGTCGATGACGTCGACCACATCTACATCGAGCGCCAGCAGGCGATGCCAAAGCAGGGCGTGGTCTCCATGTTCAAGCTGGGACTCGCATACGGCCAGATCATGGCGACAGCGTATCTGAGCCGCACGCCGTTCACGACGGTGACGCCGGTGACGTGGAAGCGCAGCATGAACCTGCCGAAGGACAAGGACGCCGCGCGGCGCATGGCGCAGCAGTGGTTCCCAGATCTGGCGCTGCAACTGAAACGCAAGAAAGACGAACACCGCGCGGAGGCACTGCTGATCGCGCTATATGGAAGAGGGAAAGCATGACCATCAACTACGCAATGAGCAACGAGGAATACCACCTTGACCCGTCGCTGTCGGCGTCCGGCGCCAAGACGATCGCGCTGCAGTCGCTGGCGCATTACAAATACGCCGAGCGCAAGGCGTCGACCGCATTCGATGTAGGCACGGCCACGCACACGCTGATCCTTGAGCCGCACTTGGCCAACACCGTGTGGTGCGGCCCAGAGACGCGCCGCGGCAAGGAGTGGTCTGAACGCAAGACCGAGGCAGAGGCCAACGGCGCACTGCTGCTGACCGAGGGCGACTATCACACCTCCGTCCGCATGGCCGAGGCGGTGCGATCAAACGCCGCGGCGGCTGAGCTGTTGGGCGGCGACCTCGTGGTCGAGGCCAGCGTGTTCGGACACGACAGCATCTACGGCGTCGACGTGCGCTGCCGCCCGGACGGATGGCGCAAGGACATCGCAGCCATTGTGGATGTAAAGACGACGATCGACCCGTCGCCGCAGGGCTTCGCAAAAGCCGTGGCCAACTTTGGCTACCACATCCAAGATCAATTCTACCGCCGCACGATGATGCTCAACGGTTTCGAGATTGACCGTTTCATCTTCATCGCTGTTGGTAAGGAGGCGCCGCACCCTGTCGGCGTCTACGAACTCGACTGGCGCTCTCTCGAGGAGGGTAATGCGGCGGTCAAGTATGCGCTTGAGCAATTTGCTCACGCGCAAAAGACGGGCGAGTGGGGCTACGGGTATGGAGACCTTCAGACACTCCAGATCCCGCCCTACTCGTTCAAATTCACTAAGGCGACATAGTCAGGAGACACACATGCCTATCACTTTCGGAAGCAACAACGACGCAGGCGCTGGCCTGTTCATCCGCGCAAACCTGCCACAGAACCGCTGGTGGACCAAGACCGAGAACGGCGAGGAGCCGATCGACATGGATCGCGGTTTCGCCATCGACATCAAAAACGTCGTATTCGGCTGGCTGAACATCGACATCGGTGTGCGCGACTGGCAGCCGTGGCCGTCGCCGTCTCAGCAGATCCCAAAGCCGAGCGACAACCACAAAAACGGCTTTGAGGTGGATTGCTGGCTGGCGGACGGCCGCAAGGCGCAGTTCAGCGGCAACTCGTATGGCTTGGGGCAGTTCATCGCCAAGCTGTATAACCAAGCCGAAACTATGCCAGAGTTTGCTATGGGCAAGGTGCCGGTGATCCAGATCACCAGCAGCAAGCCTATTGTCGTGGGCAAGGGCACGTCATACGATGTGGGCTTCGTAATCCGCACATGGATTAACCGCCCCGCCGATGGCGCCGCCCCGGCGCAGCCAGCACCCGTAGCGGCACCGCAGCCTGCGCCCGCACCCGCACAAGCACCAGCTGCAGGAGGCACAGACTTCGGCTTCTAAGCCACACGGGCGCTCCGCGATGTGGGGCGCCCGCCACATTTAACTTGGGATGAACAAATGTCTGAAGCATATTTCCACAGGGTGCGAGAGAACGTCGCCGCAGACGTCATGCACGCTGGCAAGGGTGGGCGCAACGAAACGCTAAACAAGGCAGCATTCACGCTCGGGCGGCATGCCCACTTGGCTCCGGCGCAGCTTGATGCCGCCATCATCGAATTACACGCGGCCGCGCGGCAGGCGGGCCTCAACGACATCGAGATCAAGTCAACAATCGGCAGCGGATTAAAGCGCGGCGGCGAGAACCCAAAGGTGCTGGAGAACTCGGACGCGGTGCCATACACGCCGAGCGAGTTCGACCGCCTCATCACGCGGCTCGCTGCCAAGGATCTGCTGGCCAAGGACGACGAGACGCGCGACGAGAAGATACGCAAGGCGCGCGAGACGTGGGATCGCAGCGTGCCGATCACACGCGAAAACATAGACGCGGTGCGCCCGGCGCTGCTGTATCTCAACAGCCGCAGCCTGCGCGCCAGCACCGCGACGGAGATCGCGCGGTTCAGCCCCAACGTATACGACGGGCCGGCGATCATCTTTCCCGCCGTTAACGAGCTGGGCGAGGTGCAAGGCATCCAGAGCGTGCTGCTGACAAACGACGGCAAGAAACGCGAACACAACGGCATCAGCAAATACTCGCGCGGCGCGCTGGTGGGCAACGTCATGCGCATCGGCAACGCCGGACCGATCATCATGGTCGAGGGGCCAGAGGACGCGCTGAGCCTTCGCCAAGCGGTGCATGGCCACGCAGAGGCGACCATCGTCTGCACATTCGGCAAGTCCGGCATGCAGACATACAACGTGCCGCGCGCATCCGACGTGACGATCTGCGCAGATCCAGATCTGGACGTGGACGCGGTGGCCGATGTCCTGCGCGGCGACGGGTCGACGTCGGTCAGCGTGGTGCGCTTCGACAGGCTCGGCGTGGAGAACGTCAAGGATGCCAACGACTATCTGAAAGAGGCCGGCGAGGACAAGCTGCGCGAGGCGCTCAGCCAAGCCAGACCCGTGGACGAGGTGCGCCAGCAGGAGATCAGCGAGGCGCGGCAGTGGCCGACGCCGTTTGAGTGGATCGACCCGGCGTCGATACCGAAGCGGCGCTGGATCTACGGCACGCACTACGTGCGATCGTATGTCAGCGTGCTGGCGTCAGCGGGCGGCGCGGGCAAGACGTCGCTGCAAACCGTGGAGGCGCTCAGCATTGTTACAGGGCGCGAGCTGCTCAGGGAGCCAGTGAAAGAGCAGTGCAACGTGTGGATGGTGAACCTCGAAGACCCGATGGAGGAGATGCAGCGTCGCCTCATGGCGGCGTGCATGTATTACAACGTCAAGCCGGACGAGATCCGCGGGCGGCTGTTCCTCGACGCGGGCCGCGACATGCAGATCAAGTTCGCGGCGCAGGGGCGTGACGGCATCAGCATCGACGACGAGCTGGTCGACTACATGATTGACAAGGTCAAGCAAAACAACATCGGCCTCGTGTTCATTGACCCGTGGGTTGGCGCCAACGAGATCAGCGAGAACGACAACGTCGCCATGAACGCAGCCGTCGCGGCGGTGCGCCGCGTTGCAGACGAGACCGACGCGGCCATCGTGCTGGTGCATCACATCCGCAAGGCCAACGGCGAGGAAGCCACGGTGGACCACATCCGCGGCGCGGGGTCGCTGATCGGGGCGGCGCGCGCGGCGCGGGTCATCAACAAGGTGTCGCCGGATGACGTGATGAAGCTGGGCGTGAGCGAGACGGAGGCGCAGGGCGTGTTTCGCGTGGACGATGCCAAGGCGAACTTGGCGCCGCCGGCAGCGCAGGCGACTTACAGGCGCATGGTCGGGTATCAGTTGCCAAACGGCGAATACGTGGGCGTGGCGACGGAGTTCAAGATGCCGGACCTGTTCGACGGCATCACGGCCAAAGATGCGCGCAAGGTGCAGAAACTTGTCGGCGAGGCGGCGCAGGGCGACGACCCGTTCCGCCAGAACGTGCAGGCGAGGCAGTGGGTGGGCCATTGCGTCGCGGAGGTGCTGGGGCTGGATCTCAGCGAAAAGCAGGGCAAAGCCAAGACGAAGGCGATCATCAAGACGTGGATCGAGAAGGACGTGCTGCGCAATGACGTGTGGCCGAGCAAGCGTGACGGCCGCGACGTGCCAGTCGTGGTCGTGGGCAAGTGGATAACTGCAGAGGAGGCGGGGCTGTGAGCAGGCCATACTACGAGACGCAAGCGGATCGTGACAACGAGCAGGCATTGGCGCGCATCGTCGAGCAGCATTACCGCTGCCAGCTGACCAAAATGCCGATAAAGCTGCAGCTCGACTACATGGCAACCAGAGACGGGAAGGCCGTGGCATTCGTGGAGATGCGGCACAGGCGCAACTCAATGCACGCCTTCCCGACATACATGGTCGGCCTGCACAAGTGCCTCATGGCCAAGCAGCTGACGCTGGTGACGGGGCTGCCTTCGATGCTCGCCGTCCGGTGGACGGATGCCGTCGGGATAACTAAGCTGCCGCCAGACGAAATGGACGTGCAGCTGGGTGGCACGGTGAGGCGTGGCGACGCGCAAGACATCGAGCCGATGGTGTATTTTGACGTGGCCAAGTTTCGTGTGCTGGAGGTGCCGAGTGCAACATGACGACGGGGAGGGCGTGCCGATGGATGACTTGCGGCTGGTGGGCCAGATCATGTGGAGCGATGAGGGCGACGAGGCGTTCATCAGCTGGTCTCCGGAATTCTCGCTGGCGAAGGCCGAGGTGACGCTGGAGCGTTACGCCGCGCTGTCGAAGATGCTTGTCGACGTGCTGTGGGAAATCGACATGGCCATGGAGCTGCTGGACGGGGTGCTTAATCCGACGCTGCAGGGTAGCGACGAGGTGCATTGATGTGTGAACAATGTGTTAACCGCACCACGAAAAACAAGGTGCGGAGGACTGCCGAAGGTGCGGAAATATTCCGTAAAACCGCTCTCCGCACCGCACCCTCTATAGGGGTGCGGGGTGCGGTGCGGAATTAGCGCGGACTGCTGGATGTGCGGTCTCAAGGTGCGGTTAGCAGAGTGTTAACATAGCTGGCGAAGTGGAGTTATATCATGGCCAAGGGAATGGCGAAGAAGAGGATGACGAAGAGCGAGGCGATGCGCAAGGGCGGGCCGCTTGGCGAGGAGGGCGAGAAGATCTCGGCGAACGTGTGGGGTCAGCTGGCTCCGCTCGATCGTGTGGCGCGGGAGAAGATGGCGAGGTGGGGTGACACGTTGCCGTCTCTGGTGCCGCCTGATCTCGCTGGCCGCTTTGAGGCGGCATACGACGCGCTGCGGGTGTTCGTGGAGGCGAACGACGCGCCGAAGGTTCACGAGATAGCGGGGCAGCTGATGCGCGCGTGGGACGTGCTGGAGAAGGCGGCGCTGGACGCTGGACATAAGCCGCTGCCGCCGCATGCGTATTGCGTGGACACTGGTGACGGGATCGTGTGCTTCGCGCTGACGGGTGCGGTGGATATCAGGCAGGCGCATCCAGAGTGGGCGGTGTATAGCTTCGAGGACGCCGCGTGCGTGCTGAAGCGTGATTTCAGTGAGAACTTTCTCAAGGAAGCCTTCGCGGCGTTTCCGAGTGCGAAAGTGACCAAGGTGATCGGGGGCGAGGATTATGTTAATCTGGACCTCGGTGGAGACGACATTCCGTTTTGAGAGGATAGACGATGAAGCGTGGAGACTTTTTAGAGGAGGCGTTCAGGTGCATCACGGTTGACCGTGCGGCGACACATGGAGGCGCGGAGGACAGCTTCGGCGCCATAGCGAGCATGTGGTCAACGTATCTCGGTGCGACCGTGACGGCGCAGGACGTGTGCATGATGATGACGCTGCTCAAGGTGGTGCGTTACAAGAACACGCCGGGTCACGCAGATCACGCGGTGGACATCTGCGGCTACGCGGCGATCGCTGGTGAACTTGGCCAAGGAGGCAACGATGGGTGAGATAGGCAACGCAAAGCTGGCTGCTCTGGATCAGGCAGGCGAGGAGGAGCTGTTCGAGAAGCTGACGACAGGCACGAGCGTGACGGACTTGATCCGCGAACACAACGTGGGATGGAAGCTGTGGTATCGCTGGCTCGATAGCGCTCAGGGGCGCAGGCAGCGCTATCAGGAGGCGCTGGACATGGCGGGGCATTTCTACGCTGCACGGGCTGTGCAGACCGCTCAGCAGGCTGACGTTGGCTCTGTGAACGTGGCGAGGCTGCAAGTGGATACGGACAAGTGGTATGCGGCTAAGCTGAACCAGCAATACGATACGCGTCAGCGAGACGTGGCCGTGAACATCAGCGTGACCGATCTGCACGCGCAGGCGGCGGCACTGCTGGCGAGTGTGCAAGTGAACGACGACGTGATCGAGGGCGAGTGGAGCGAGAGCGAGGATGACGTGTGAGAGGCGAAATCGCGCACCGATGCAGCGATGCGCAGACGCGTGCGCGCGTGCCATATCTTTACCACTTGGTCAAGATTTGACCGTTTGGTCAAGTTTTCGTGGGGTATCATGATACCACTCTGCAGCGCAGCACGAACACAAGATGTAGTGTTGGACCGTTTCAAAGCGGTCCAAAAAGCGGTCCCGCAAAACGGTCCCGACGCTAAGACGTTGAAAAGCAAGCATGTTTTCGCGTGGTTTGGTTCCTCTTGGGGGCACCAAACCGGTCCCGACGCCGCAGATGCTGAACATGTTAAGCATTTTCGCCAAAAAGCGCCCGATCGCGGTTTCGGAGGTCGCGTTTGGACCCCCCCTTCGACAGATCGACGCCGGTGCAAATGCAATGACCTCCCCACGCATCCCCACCCCCACACCCCCCGCCCCCTGTTAACGGAGATTTAACATGCCCCCGCAAAAAAATTTAGCGCAGCAAGAGAACCCCTTTGTCACGTTGATGCGCCGCTACCGCAACGACCCCGTGGCCTTCGCCGAGGAGGTCATCGGCATCACGCCTGACGAGTGGCAAGTTGAGCTGCTGGACGCCGTCGCCGCCCCCGCGATCAGGCGCATCAGCGTTCGCTCTGGCCACGGCGTCGGCAAGTCCACTGCGGTTGCCATGGCTGCGATCTGGCACGTCCTGATGCGCGTGCCGAGCAAGACGGTGGTCACGGCCCCCACGTCCGCGCAGCTGTTTGACGCGTGTTTCGCCGAGATGAAGAACGTGGCCAAGCGGCTCAAGCCCCCGTTCAACGACCTCCTCGAGGTCAAGTCTGACCGCATTGAGTTGAAAAGCAGCCCAGAAAGCACGTTTATTTCGGTGCGGACGTCGCGCGCCGAGCAGCCGGAGGCGCTGGCGGGCGTTCACAGCGAGAACGTGCTGCTGATTGCGGATGAGGCGTCGGGCGTGCCGAACGCGGTGTTCGAGGCCGCGTCCGGCTCGATGTCTGGCCACAATGCCACGACGGTGCTGACCGGCAACCCCACGCGTAACACGGGCTTCTTTTACGACACGCACAACAGGCTCAAGTCTGACTGGTATACGATGCACGTTTCCTGCGTCACCAGCCCCCGCGTCGCCGACGATTTCGTCGAGGACATGAAGAAGCGCTACGGCGAGGACAGCCCCGCGTATCATGTGCGCGTCCTTGGCAACTTTCCCCCGTCTGAAGAGGACACGGTTATTCCGGTGGCCTTGATTCAGCATGCCATGGCCAACACGATCAAGATCCACGAGGATACGGCCGCCGTGTGGGGTTTGGACGTGGCCCGGCAGGGCGGCGACAGCAGCGTGCTGGCGAAGAGGCAGGGGCCAGTGATCCACCCCGTCACGGTGTGGCGTAACCTCGACCTCATGCAGCTGACGGGCGCCGTGAAGGCGGAATACGACGCCATGCCGCCGTCTAAGCGCCCCAGCGAGATCATCGTGGACAGTAACGGCTTTGGCGCTGGCGTCTTGGACCGCCTGCGCGAGCTGGGCTTGCCGGCGCGCGGCTTGAACGTGTCGGAGCGCGCCATGGCGAAGGATACGTATTTGAACTTGCGCGCGGAGCTGTGGTTCAAGTGCAAG